ATAACATTCAACACTCTGTGATTTAATTGAACTGTACCTTTAGAATGTATGATGTAATTAGCATCTGAAGTTAATTTGTATTCTACTTGGTATTCTCTAACGAATTGGTCAGGTGATGCACCAATAGAAATATCCATAGCGACCATGACTGTTCCGTCTGCATAAGAGATTAATTGGTCATCTAAAGATAATGAAGCAGGTGGTTGGACTGTAAATGGATTTGGCAGTGAAGTGTCGGGAATTGTTGCTACTTCTGTTTTTGTTGCCCAAGTGTACCAACTACTTTGGTGCTCAACTAAAGATAATTGAACTGTATAATTAAGATTAATAGACATTGATACCACTCTAAATGGCTTAGCACTCATACCTAAAATATCATCAGTAACAGATACAATATCCCCAATGGCTAAATCCATCGCTTCATAATTAGCAGTTAATGTTAAACCTAATTGATTTCTACTTCTGTTTAAAACCACCTTGCCAAATTCTAATGCTTGGTATGGATCAGTAATCATTTGTAAATCTAATTGAAACTCTTGTAAAAACCCTCCATCTTCAGTCTTTAAGGTTTGGTGTTCTGCATCTGTTTCGGGGTAAACAACTGTATCTACTTCCCAATTCTTATTTGGGTTTATATAGTTAATATTTATACGGTTATATTTTTCGTTTTTCTTTTCACTAGATAATTTAATACCACCTATAATATTATCTTTATTTAAATCTAAACTAGCACTTCCGGTTTCTTCTAATATGAGTTTATATTTGCCCTGGGTATAAGGTAAAAATCCTCTCATACCTCTTAATAAGAAACGGACATTTTCTATAATTTTTTGGTTTGTATCTAATACTGAATTACAATCAAATAAGTTGATGTCATCACCACCACTATAAGGTGTGACTTGTGTTATTGCAGTTTGACTAGCATTATAAAAACTCTGTAAATCAATATCAGCAACATCAATTCCTTTTCCGTATGTAGTATTTGTTAAATAGTCCAATAAACACCAAGCAGGATTAGTAGAATAAGCAGGTGTTTGAGCTATTAAACTTGCATTATAACTAATTACTTTTTTGCCTTCCACTAATGCTTGAATTTTTGGAATACCTTGAAATTTATCTGCGTCCCATGAAATTCTAAAAGCAATATATGCTAGTCCAGATAATTTATGATTAGCAGTCCAACTATCTAATGTTGTTAATAATGATGAAGCCGATTGTCCTGCGCTACCATAAAAAGGTTGGATAGTTATTGTTGTTCCAAATCTATCACCTGTTGATGTGATTTGACTTCCGTCAGCAAATGCACCGTCAAAAGTAACTACTTCATCATCAACTTTAATTTGTGTTATTGCATTAATTTCGCCTTCACATAATAATAATGCACCATATAAATATTGGTTATCAGTTCCAGATGTTTCTAAAAATACTCTTGTACCGCCAACTAATCTTGAGCCATAAATAACAGGGATTTGAGCATTATTAGATTGTTTATTTATTAATGTTCCTTTTTGTTGTTCTTGTTGAGGTATTTCAGGAATTTCAGGAATTGGAATAATCCAACTAATTACCTCTTGAAATAGGTCACCTACAAAATCAAAAAAGTCGTCAAAAAATCCCATTATTTTCTACCCCATTTTAAATCTTGAATTGTTAATGCACTAAATTCTAATCCTTTGTCAGTAGGAAAGAATCTTTGTTGGCTACCTTCATTTGTTCTACGACCTGCAGTTCTACTAAAATCGCCAAAGTGTGAAGTACAATTTAAAGTTAATAATCCTGTCTTTGTATCAATAGAATAATTATTGATAAAACCTTTATCGTAATTAAATGTGTCTATTAGTGTTTCATCGGTATCAATAAATCCAATATCAATAGTTACTTCATCATTACTAACTACATTGTTTAAAACAATAGCAACGAAAGTATTATCCACTGCTGATAATTGAATACTAAAATTAGCAACATTAATTTGTGAATTTTCTGCTTTAGCTGATATCTTTAAAAGATATCCACCTGATGAATATGTATTAGAATTATGAACTAGGTCTTTGTAATGATTAGTCAATCTTTGAACTGTTGGAAATCCGATCTCTACTAAAGCAACAGGTTTAATACTGCCAGAGTTTATTTCAGCTAATAGATCAGAACTTAATCCTCTAGCCATTATAAAGCCTCTATGAAATCAACTTCAAATCTGTAAGTGTCTAAATCGTTTGTGTTAAATTCTTGAACATCATTAGTTAGTCTAACAGTAAATTCTACTCCGTCATAAGTTACCGACTCATCATCAGCTAAGGCACTTCTTAATGGTGGCTCTATTGTAATAGTAGTAGCACCTGCAGAAGCAGTTGCGTCAGCTACAACCATATAAACTTTAGAATGACCACCGAATTTTACAAAGTCACCTGCTTTTAAAGTTCCTGTCATTCCGTCAATATCAATAGTAGTATCACCTGCACTATGAACTCCATTTACTAATACTGTTCCTGAAACATCACCTTTAGCATTTTTTAAATCAGGTAAAGCAATTTGAAATGTTTCTTTTTGTGATCTTTGTTTCATAATAAAAGCATAAACAGGTGCAAAGTCTGCCCGGGAAAGAGGTGGATAACTTGCGGAAAACTTAAATCTTTGACCGTCTATTTGAACTGCAAACATTTTACCACTATCAGTAGTAGAAGTAATTGTTGTTTGTTCACTTGCAAAACCTACTGATGAAAATTCTGGTGTTGTTGGATATGTACCACTCATTAAATTAATGCTTCCTTCCCTTGACTATTTAAAGCATCATTTATCACATTAACAATAACACTTCTACGCTTAACTAATAAATCATCAAATCCTTGTGTATCATTTGCATTAATAGTTATATTAACATTGGTTGCACTTCCCATTTTATTATTGGGAATAATTGTTCCTGATTGACTAGGAACAAACATCTCTGGACCTTGTTCACCAACCATATAAGGATTACCTTCTTGTACTCTACCACCTAATGCACTACCTGAATATTGTTGTGACCTTATAGCTGAAACTTGTGCCATACCTTGTGCTAAAGAAACACCTGCCATTATAAAATTAAATGGCGGTGGATATGCAGCCATAGCATTTGACGCACCTTTAAAAGCATTAATTGTAGCTTCTGCTATTTGGTATGCTTTATAGGCTTGAAATGCTTGTTTATTTATTTGAGATAATCCTTGTAATGTATCTTTTGCACCACCTAATAAAATAGATTGTTTTTGTTGTTCTGACATTCTTGCAAAATCTAATTCATCTAATTTTCCTTGTTTAGCTAATTCATATAATTTTGTTCCACTTTGTTTTGCTAAATCTTCACTTAATATTTTGTATTTTTGATCTGATATATAACCTTGATCTCTAAGTCTTTTTAATTCAGCTTGTTTATTTGCTTCTGCATCAATTTCTGCTCTTGCAGGATCAAATTCTCTAATTTTAGCCATTGTTTCTTCTTCAAACTGTTTACGAGCTTCAAGTGTTTTTTTAATTAAATCAATTTGTTCTTTTTGTTTTTTTATATTTTCTGATAATGAATCAGTATTATTATCAACAGAATCTGTATTATTATCGTTTTCTCTTGTTAATAATTTTCTTAATTCTAAGATTTTATTTTCAGTATCATATAATTCTTTTGCTAATTTAAATAATGCTTCATTTTCATAAGATAAATCACTAATTGCATCAGTATTAGCAATAATAATATCAAGTCCATTTCTTTGTATAGTTCCTTGTTTTTCAAGAACTTCTATAAGTTCTTTACTTTTATTCATTTCTAATTCTATTGATTTAGCTAATGTTTCATAACCTCTTATTTGTTGTTCAATATTTAATTTTTCTAAACTATCTCTAAATTTACCTAGTTCAGTAGTACTAGCATTTATGCTTATTTTTAAATCATCAATATCATTTTTTAGTAATTTTATTTTATCACCAAATAAAGCAACTGCTGTTAAAGCAGTTCCACCAATTATAAAAATTGGATTTCTAGATATAACAGTATTTAATAGAGCTACTGCTCCTGTTAAACTTTTAATATTCGTAGTTATTTGAGCAATTATAATTGCTACCCTTAAACCAATAATAGCAATAAATATTTCTTTTAATAAATCAAAATTTTCTACTAAATTACTAACACCTTCAATTCCTGCATTTATACCTTTTCCAAGACCTTCGCCTAAAGTTCTTATTAAATCTTCATTGACATTTATAAAATTAGTTACATTGTCAATAGCAACACCTAATTCTTTAGATAATCCTTGACCTAAAATATCTTGAGCATTAGTAAAGGCAATACCCAAGTTTGACATTTGTGTAGATAGATTTTTAACTCTATCAGCAGTTGCTCCACCAAATGATTTATTTAAACCTGTAACTAATGCTTGTCTTACTTTGTTTGCACCTTCTGCTGTTTTTCCAAATTCAGAAACTTCTAATCTAGTCAATCCTAATTGTTCTTCTAATATTTTGAATACAGGAACACCACGATCAGCTAATCTATTTAAATCTTCTAAACCTAAACCACCAGAAACAGATCGTGCAAATAAATCTGTAATAGCTTGTAAAGAGCCTAACTGATCGGTAGTAACTGCGGCAGTATCTGTGAATGTAGTTAGTAATTCTTGTGTGGGTGTAATACCTGCGGCTTTTAATTTAATAAATGTTTCTGTTAAATCATCTACACCAAATTGTGTTTGTGTAGCAAATTTAGATATAAAACTAAATGCTTCTGCACCTGCTTCTGCACTACCTGTTACTGAACTTAATGCAGTTCTTAAATCTTGAAATCTAGCAGTAGTGTTAATAATAGAACGAACAACAGCACCTGTGCCTATTGCTATAATAGCATTTTTTAAATTAATTACTGATTGTTTTGCTTTATCTACATTTGTTTCAACTTGTTTAAATGCTTGTCCTGTTTTATCTTTTCCAAGTATTTCTACGATATATTGTTGAGTGCTAGGCATTATCTTCTTTTTAAACTCATTTTTTGCTTATTCAAGGCATTTTGTTCTTCTTCATTTTTTAAACTGTAATAAGCATACCATAAATCAAATTCTTCCACAGGCATCTTCATAATCTCACCTATGGTCTTATGTAATTTTTCTGCTAAAAAAAAATGGAATCTTAATTCGTAATCAGAATTTAGTTTTTTTTTAAGTCACTAGGGTTAGATTGCGTACCCATAATTTGACTTGCGATTCTTCCAATAATGTCAGGATCAACAAACTTTTTCATTTTAATCTTGCTTTCAAGATCAAACATTTTTTCGCCGTCTTTGTTTTCAGCTTTTTTAACAATAATGTCAATTAAAACTGTTAAATCATTATTATCTTTAAATAATTCTGATTTCTCTAATAGAGTAAATGGCTTA